CTGTTTTACACCGCAGATATAATTGGGGGGGGGGGGCTACAAGGCCCCGTGATCAGTGAAGATAGCGTCGGAATGAAAATTACCCCTTTCATTGGAGTCCGACGCCAGAGCCGCCATTAATGCAGGCGGAGCACGGCCATCCGGTTTCTACAGCTCATCCGGGTGCTGATGTAAGAGTTGACTAATGCAGTTAAATTAGCAATGCGAGAGCTGACATACCCTCAGACATGAGGGTATCCAAGGAAGCCCGAGCGGACTTCTCAAGGTAAGCTGTTGCAACGTCAATGCCCCCTTTAATGAAAGAAGGGCGTTGAGAGGTTGCATGCTCAGCAGCCGCAATAGCGGTTCTGTTGGGCACCGGGGGTGTCTTCTGGAGTTGCGCAATGGCAGTACCAGTTTGCCCGGAAGCTACAGTGAACTCAACGTTCATAACTATTTCAGCAGTCAGAAAACCAATGGCGGACGTAATGTCGCTACCATTGACCTCGACGACTAAGGATGTCCAATCAAAGTTACTCATGGTCGTGGTGTAATCGGCAATGGGCCGGAACAAGTGAGCCGAAGCTCCCATGGGTTTAGAAACCCAGGCATGTTCAAAGCCGGCTGCCAACGTGCTAACCACAGACTCGGTCGCTTGCATTGATCCTTTGGTATATGTACCAGACACTAACGGGGCAGGGTCGGTGGACATAATCACCAGGCCTTTGGCCGTTGTTGCCGTCATCGCGGAGCGTATAATCACGCCAAACGAAGTGATGCGGAATTCCTTTGCGTTGCCGCTAATGAAGGCTGCACCTCCTTGGTCAATCCATGCCGCAGTGTTCGTCCACGTAGTGGAGACAAGTGTGGCGTAGTTGAGTTGGGCCAGCGGATTTGGGACAAAGGTCTGCCTAGCGCAGCCTGTTGTGCCATCAGCGCCGACCGTAACAACGGTTCGGTATTGATAAGGGATAGTGGGTGGGCCTCCATCGGGTCTTTGAGACCCTCGTGCGTGGACGCAGAAGGGGTCGGTAATACTGCATGTTGCCATGAGGTGTCCTTGCTTTCTTGGTAAAGCTCGTGGGACAGAGCTAACTTGCCTAGACGAAGGCATAGTAGTATTGCCGCCAGCACGACTAGCTGGACGCTTCTTTCCTTGTTTAACAGATTTCTTGCCATTCTGCTGTTTCTTGCCTTTCGCCATCTTGTGAAAGTGCCTATACCCTGTTTTACACCGCAGATATAATTGGTGTCTACCGACTTATTCGTCGCGCTCAACTAGCGTGTCAATCAGTGGCCAACTAATTGCCGCAGGTAGGCAGGTGACTGTCGATAGCAATTCCTCAAAGTGTCTCTCCAAAGACGCATTCAGACCGTAACGTTCCTCGATAAAGGCGTAAGTCTCAGGACACGCCTCATGCATGTCCGTCGCTAACATCTTGTATCGGAATGGGTTAGAGTCTGCGTCAGATGCTACACCAAGGCGTCGGTGGGCCTCGATGAACTGACGGAGGAAAGGGATGTGATGTGTCGTTTCCAACAGCGAGGTAGCTGCACCATACACATCAGGGGGTGCATTACTGATTGTCCAACCGAATCGTTGAAGGGTCCTGCCGATCTTAGGCCCGAAAACGATGCCGTCAGCGGTTGG